GGCGATGACATTACGGAAAGTATTCCGTATACACTTTCAAATCCAGCAGGTGCTACAAACTATTCGGCAACTGGCGTTGCCTACGATGTAGCATTTTCTGGTCAACCGTTCTTCGTCAACTCTTCTGACGACTCACCATATCGTCGTGTCACTGCTGAGTATCGCAAGCAGCAATATGACCAGACTCGTGAAGCTGGAGAGCAGAGCCTTACCGGTTGGTGGTTTAGGTCGCAGTCATCATTTCATCTAGGTGCAGGTATTACCTACTTTGAACCAAGCCAAGATGAGTCACTTCGCTTCCAATTCACAGAATCTAAAGGCTGTGATATTTGGACTAAGGGTCAAGTAACTCTACTTAATAAGACTGTTCGGGCTTTAACTAGCGCTAATACTCCAATAATTATCGGTGCTAATGATGGCACCAATGACTGTTTAGTAGTAGCAGATGGAACTGCTCTTAAGAAAGTAACGATGAGCAACGATACTCCTACCTCATCTACTTATACTCAAGCAGGAACTGCATCTACTATCTTTGATTTAACCACAGATGGAACTAGATATTGGTTTATCAATACTGATCACGTTCATCGTGGAAATATCGGTGGTGCTACTAGCGATACAGAAATCTATAGTGCATCTAGCACAACCAATGCTCGTATCAAGTATGTAAAGCAGCGCTTAATTGCTGCAGTTAATAATGGACTTAGAGAATTAGATCCTGCCCATACCGGCGGTGGTGCTATGCCTGCAGCTTTCTATACCCATCCGCAGACAGACTGGACTTGGACTACTATCTCAGAAGGTCCACAGGCTATCTATGTTGGTGGCTATAGCCGCAAGAACTCATCTATCTACAAGATTACTTTAGATTTAACCAATGCTAACTCACTTGGTTTCCCAGAATTAAATATCCCAACGGTAGTAGTAGACCTACCTGAAGGTGAGATCATCAATACCTTTGATACCTACCTTGGATTATATGCAGTCCTTTGCACCAACAAAGGTGTACGAGTTGGCGTATTAGATGCCAACGGTGATGTCTCTTATGGACCACTTCTATTTGAAACAGAATGTACTGATGTAGTTTTCAGAGATAAGTTTGCTTATGTATCTACCACAATAGATGGTGAGTCAGGTCTAGTTCGTGTTGACCTATCAACTCCGGTAGTTCCTAACAGTCTTATCTTTGCCTACGCTTGGGATGTCTACGCCTCCGGTGAGACTACAACATCTAATTCAACTGCATTCCTAGGAGCAACCGACAGAGTTGCATTCTGTGTACCAGGTGATGGTGTATGGATAGAGTCATATGGAATTAAAGTTTCATCTGGCTATCTACAGACTGGTTTCATTAGATATAACACGCTAGAACTAAAACGCTTTAAGTTTATCTTGCCTCAGTATGACACCACTAATGGTTCATTAAATGTAGATTCAGTAGATGCCAGCGGCACAGAATATGGTCTTGGTCTATTCTCACAAGGTCAAGCCATTACTGAAATCACTGCTGCCTATCCATCAACTCCGCAGCAATATCTAGCATTTAAGTTTACATTTGGACTTGGTACTACCAATACTGTATCGCCGGTATTTACTGGCTATCAGATTAAAGCTCTGCCTGCAGTACCACGCCAGCGACTAATCCAATATCCAGTGCTCTGCTTTGACCACGAATCAGATAAGTTCGGTGTGATGCAAGGCTATGAAGGTTCTGCTTGGGCAAGAATGCAGACACTTGAAGCAATAGAAAATGCTGGAGATACCATAAGAGTTGAGGACTTCAGGACCGGTGAATCTTATATTGGTCTTATTGAAGAACTTGATTTTGTAAACCGTACACCACCTGATAAGAGATACTCTGGCTTTGGCGGCATCTTGCTTGTCACTATTAGATCCGTATAGGAGCCGTAAATGACCCCTACTGAATGGGCTGGCGTAGCCGTAGCCGTAACAACCCTTGTAACAGCCTTTGTAGGCCTTGTAAGGTGGCTTGTAAAGCATTACCTAGTAGAACTAAAGCCTAATGGTGGGTCATCTATTAAAGACAAGGTTAACTCCTTGGAAGAAAAGGTAGATTTTTTAACAGATTTAGTAAAGCAAGCGCTTATCAAGTGAAGGATAGTTATTGCATCCACGTCTACCAAGAGGTGGGAGCAGACCCTTGTCCTTACTGTGGCAAGCCATCTCATAGACTTGATTGGCAGTTACAAAACAAACTTAAACGTAAATGGCTAAAGGAAAACCCTAATGCGAGATATCAAGGATGGTGGTCTATCTGAAACCGTTAGCAAAGAAAGCAACGCCTGCTGCTATTGCTATTCTGAAACAAGCAACGACATTGTGGCCCAAGCGCAAGAAAGCATCAGACGGATTATTGCCTTCGTTGGCACATCAGAAACAGAACCCAAACTCAGACCACAACACAGGTCTTGCTGCTGATTTAACACACGACCCACATAATGGGGTTGACTGTGGAGATTTATTTCGCAAACTGCAAGAAGATAAAAGAGTTTCCTATTTGATTTTTAACAGTCTTATCTGGTCCAAAGAACGTGGTACTAGAGATTACGAGGGACCAAATAAACACGTGAAACACCTGCATATTTCCATCAAGGAAGAACACGCTAAGGATACAAGTCCTTGGTTTCCTTGGGCTGATAAGCCGAAATGGAATACGGCTGATGCTGCACGCACTGCTTATGCTGCGTTGCAAAAGAAGCCGAAGAAGAAGGATGTCCCAAGCCATAAGGAGGCATAATGGACAAGAAGTTCAAAGCAATGGCACTGTCTTGGTTTCGTGCTGCAGCATCTGCTGCGGTAGCGCTATACCTTGCAGGCGAGACTGACCCTAAGAATCTAAGCACAGCAGCGCTGGTTGGTTTCCTTGGTCCAGTATTAAAGTGGTTAGATCCAAGCGCTAAGGAGTTTGGTCTAAAGAAGTAGTTTCTTATCGACTGCGAGGCAAACGGCCCCTAGGAGAAATCCTGGGGGCCTATTTTTTGTTGCCTAAAATTAAATTGGTTTATCTACTGGGCAAGGAGCTTTAAGTAAGTTGCCACAGTTAGCACACTGAACATCTAATGCGTACCAACAGATATCATAATCTTCAAACTGAACATAGGTATTAAAGACAGTACAACCGCAGACACATTGGTGGGTTGGTCCAACTAAACGAAGGTCAGATGCTTGTATTGGTGGTAGGCTCTGTTTTTTTAGCAGGGTGAGTAGACGGAACCACATTGCTCAGGACGGCTCCCTCCTGTGGTCGGTCGCCTCGGCGCTTTCAGCGCCGCCTCTGTATCTGTTATTCGCCTTCGGCTCATATTGTACAAATTATCCGAGTGTCGCCTACGCGACACGCCGTAGTAAAGGTGTAATCTCCACCAACTATGACAACACTCGTAGGTATTCAGCTTCCCACTATGAGTTTACTTGCGGCTGATTCTCAAATCACCGAAGATAACTTAAGGACTATTAGTACATCCACTCCAAAAATAATCTCGGTCGGTCAATACCTACTAGGCATAACAGGTGATTCACGCCCAGGAGATATCCTTGCCTACAACTGGAAACCACCTACCTATAAAGGAGCCGACCCTATTGCGTGGATGGGTAAAAAGATTATGCCTTCCATAGTCACGGCATTCAAAGAGAACGGATATGATCCATATGAAGCTACGAAAGAAAAAGACTCAGGATTCGACTACCTTGTTTCGTTTGCTGGCAACCTCTTCCATATTGCGTGCGACCTCTCGTTCATCCAGTCGGATGAAGGACTCTACGCTATTGGGTCGGGTGGTGCTTTCGCTCTTGGTTATCTTTATAGCCTGGATAGCATTACAGTTTCTAATATAGAACGACACGCCCATCGTGCGCTTAAGATAGCAACTATCCTTGATGTTAATACCCATCCTCCGGTACAGTTGGTTACTCAAGAAAGGAAGGGTTATGTATAAAGATTTTGGTAAGACTACTATCCATATCAACGGACATCATCTTAATAGTTGGTCACTAGGACTTGACTATTATCATATCTACGATGCTGGTGAATCAACTTTACTAGCAAGAGTGTGTATAATTGGTTTCTTATTTTTTAATATAACCATCACTAGGTGGGTCAAATGGATATAAAAGAATTACTTGTAAAGGCGCTACACGATAAAGAAAATAAGCGCGGTCGCTCTACACAGACACAGATAGGGCCATCAGAATTAGGAGGATGCCGCCGTAAGGTTTGGTATCGTCTTAATAATCAGCCCGAAACGAACGACGCTGAACTAAAGCTCGCTGCCATAATGGGCACGGCAATACATTCGGCCATCGAGTCGAGTCTCGCTGATAACAAATCAATAATGCTTGAAAGTACCGTTGAATACAATGGTATGAAAGCCCACGTTGACTGCTACATACCAGAGACTGGTGATGTAATTGACTGGAAGACAGTTAAGACTAAGAACCTAAACTACTTCCCATCAACGCAGCAGCGTTGGCAGGTACAAGTTTATGGCTACCTAATTAGCAAGTCTGGATTGGGGAAGGTTCAGACTGTGAACCTAGTAGCCATACCTCGTGATGGTGATGAGCGAGATATCCTCGTACATTCAGAA